ATGATGAAAAAAAGTATTCTGGCGTTTCTGTTACTCACCAGTTCTGCAGCGGCGCTGGCTGCACCGCAGGTGATTACCGTCAGCCGTTTTGAAGTGGGTAAAGACAAATGGGCGTTTAATCGCGAAGAGGTGATGCTGACTTGCCGACCGGGTAATGCTTTGTATGTCATCAACCCAAGTACCCTCGTGCAGTATCCTTTAAACGATATCGCACAAAAGGAAGTTGCCAGTGGGAAGACTAAAGCCCAACCCATTTCGGTGATTCAGATTGATGATCCTAACAATCCCGGCGAAAAAATGAGTCTGGCACCGTTTATAGAACGAGCTGAAAAACTCTGTTAATTACCTAAAATAGCCTTTTGATTTCCAATAAAAAAACCGCCTCAGTTCTTTCACCAGAACGGGCGGTTTTTAACATTTCAGCTGATGACCACCACGCTTTTTATTGACCATTTTGCACGCAAACTGGAAAACCTGGCGTCGTCATCTATTCTTAAAGGGCAAGGCAACTAAGCCTGCATTAATGCCAACTTTTAGCGCACGGCTCTCTCCCAAGAGCCATTTCCCTGGACCGAATACAGGAATCGTACTCGGTCTTTTTTTAATTGTATTTAAAATCAATCAGTTGCAAGCGTCTCCCCGAAATTCCCCGAAATTTACTCGAATTTCTGTATTCCGGTCTTTTTTGGTTATATCACAACCAAAATACATTTAACAATCCATTTACGTTAAAATCAGAGCAGTAAGTACGTTTTTTCTCTCTCATCAAGATACATTTTTGTTGTCTTCTCCGATGTGTGGCCAAGTAGACGCTGAGCAAATTCTTCTCCACATGTTTCTTTGTACAATCGTCCAGCCAGGCTTCTGATCTCGTGAAAAGTTGGTGGGTTTTCACTGAACTGGATACCTGTTAATTTTCTGGCTGCGACAAATTTTTTTGTCAGGCCATCCGGGTGAATGCTGCCGTCAGGGCTGTTTTTTCTAATCCCGGCACTGATTAGATAATCTCCCCGGCTTACCAGGCGGCACTGTTCAACTACTGTACCAAGCCGTAGACCAGCGACAGGAAGGCTGAGTGACAGGGGGATAGCAATCATCATTCCTGTCTTAATTTGCCTGATGTGGAGACGATCATCATAAATATCACTAAACCGCATATTCGTTATGTCTTCGCGACGTTGTCCTGTTACAAGGGCTAAATCCATAGCTAATGGGAACCATGCCGGAAGTTGATCTGCTGCCTCCCTGATGCAGTTGTATGTCTTTAGTTTCAGTCGTTCTCTTGTAACTACTATTTTCGGTGCTCTTGTTGGCGTTACTGGATTTTGAGATATACGTCCTTCAACAATGGCCTCACGAAACATATCAGACAACACAGAACGCATTGATCCTGCCATTGTGTTTTTCCCTCCTTCAATCCACAAATCAAGAAACTCGGCAATATGGCGAGTGGTTATTTCTGTCAGTAAAATCTCTCCCAATTTTTCTTTTATTGTCTCCAGTTGATTTACCCGAATTTTATAAGTATTTCTGGACACTTTTCTCCTTATAAGAATCGTTTTGTAACGTTCAATCCAGTCTGCCATAGTAAATGAGTCGAACCCTTTAAGTTTTTCAATTAAGGCAGCAGTAGAGTAGTTTTTGTATATATAGTGATTTGCTTCAATTGCCTGCGCGATTGCATCTCTTCTTGAAATTTTACCTAGTGTAAATTCTTCTTTCGTCAGAGGGTTGCGCCAGTAATATGCTTTGTCCCTCCTTCGATATGTTAAGTTTTTAGGCAAATTGGGATCGTATTTTTTCCGCTGCATGTTTTAACTTCTCCAGTAACGGACTGTCTCTCCCTTGTCGCCCATTAGGCTGATGGTGTGTTATATCGGTATCAACCTTATTGGGGTTGATATAGAAAGCTTCCGGAACCACCCTGTAACTCCTCCCGTGTAGTTCAGGTGCAGGATAAATGTTTCCATTCCTTGCCCATCGTCTCAGCGTTGATATTGATGGTGGGTTATCCGGATATCTGAGTTTTCCCCACGTTTTGAGTGTCACAAGATTCATTGCCATACCTCTTACGATATGACCGCCAGTAAATATACAGAATACTGGCGGGTGTGGTTGATTTTTAATAATCAGCTATGAAGTTCTAATTTGTATATAATGCAACTCACGAGGACAGAAGTTTCTCGCAATTAAAATTTATCAGCTTTACTTTCTGCTCTCTGGACACGCCTGCTTCTTTTTTCCCTGAGAGCATTTTTTCGCATTCTGATTTCGTTAATTTAGATTTTGAATATCTTGTCCAGTTAGTAGGAGTGCCACCTTCTTTTTCAATAGTGGCAGTTATTTTATACATGAACACCTCCATTATTATTTCCAGTAGTTCGTTTATTCCATCTTTCGAGTGCTTCTTTTTCACTTCCACCATAGCCAGTTCGGGATTCGCATCCGTTGCATTTTGCCCGGTAATATCCTGAAATTGCTTTCACCGTAACAGATGGACAACCACAAAACGGACATGGTTTAACATCGTCATATCTCATAATTTTTGTCATAAAAACTGTCTCGCGTTGGCGGTGCATTACACCGCCAGGCTGAATTATTCTTCTGAATTATCGATCACACTGTATTCCCCGGTTAATACAGAGGAGTCTGCCGGATCGATTGTCAGTGGTTCCTTTTCATCCATTGATACTGCACGCTGGATTTCAATTGAGACAGGCAGGTATTTAAACAGGCGACGAATAGCCGTTTTTTTTGCCATTTCTTCCCAGTGAGTTACCCATGGCCCGTTATTACCAGCCTTACTCTGGCTGCGCACCAGCTCAATCTGTTTGCGCGTCATAACTTCAAACTGAGTACCTCCGTCTTTCAGTCTTGCGACAGCATAGACGTGGGTAACCGGGGCATCTTCGTTTTCTCCTGGGCGGTGTATTAACTTTTCATCAAGGCCAAATTCGAAATTAAATTCGTCACCTTCACGGACAACACGGGCTGACAGGCTGGCGATTTGACCTGAACGGCGAGCCAGATCAATCATGCCGCGATAGCCAATGATTAGCTGAACGTTTTTTTTACCGCTCTTTTCGTTTTTATTACCAAAAGGCAGTAAATATGCATGACCGAGGGCGCTACCTGGCTCAAGTCCGAGCTGTGAACACTGTACGATTGCACTGACAAAACTCATAGTGTCACAGTTTCCTAACGCCGGAACTTTACGAATTTCTGTGGTGGCGATACGGATCATACGTTCAGCCGTCATATGGCGTGGAAGAGCTGCTGCCAGTTGCTCTTTCATTGATGGCTGGTTAATAAAACTAATCATGTCGTTATTTTTAATTGCTGCTGGTGCACGGTTTCCCTGAGTTTTTTGCAGATCGGCTTTTGCGATTGGTGGTTGCTTAGTCATTTGCATATTCCTTAGCCCAGCGGGGCAGTGATAACGTCTTAATAGCTGGCCATTCATTGGTATTGAGGCAGTCAGCCAGGGTTCGCAGATTGCGGTGATATTCCAGCTGACCTGCCAGTTTTGCTTCTTCGCCCATCATGAAAATTTCAACCGGATAACGTCCGCATTCAATAGTTGTGCTGGCAACCAGAAAAACGAAAGTTGGCTGCACTCCAAACTGTGCTTCATAACCGTCACTGTAGAATGCATCCTGAACGTGATAGCGGTAGTCGTAATAAGCGGTTTTGAATCGTTGAATATCCGCCGTAGTTTTCACGTCCATGATCCAGTGAAATTCAGGGATAATTTTGTCCGGACGGCACCGACACAAAATTCCTGTTTCAGGATCTTCCCAGTAAATTGATGATTCAGCGTGTCCGGCGCTTTCAACAAGCCATTGCCCCAGCGGCAAAGCCATAACGCTTTGATACATGAGTTCAATTTTCCGACCTTCTTCCGCAGTGATAACCGTTTTTCCTGTGCTTGCGCATTCCATCAGAAACGCTTTCTCTTCTTCTTTTCCGGCGTTTGTACGGCGGTTAAATTCAGGTGCTACGATAAAGCGGTTACTGAATTCTTCCGGTTCAAGTACCCGGAAGTGGAAAGCGGTTCCTAAATCGAGCGTTTTTGTCTTTGTGTTGTCCACGGGGGCATTTTTACGCCACAAATACAGTGCCGGAGTATCAGCAATGTCATCGAGCTGAGACTTACTGACACCGGGACCTACGTGGTAATTCTCATTCGAAATTCCGTAATAAATACCTGGCTCTATGTCTTCTACGATTACGGGATCTGCGACTTCGCCAGTTTCATCACTGCAATCGCGATGCGGATCGCTGCCAGCATTCTCATTGTGCGGATGTTCAGCGCCTTCCATTTCCTCCGGATCATTTTCCTTAGCTTCAACCTGATTCTCTTCATCGAATGTTTCCTGGTATGTTGCGTCGCCCATCACCGCGCCACAATCAGGGCAGTTGCCGCCACTCCTCTGGCCGCAGGCGGTGCAGATCTTTTCCGGTTCCTGTTGCACTACTGGTTCAGGTTGTTTCGTTTCTGGCTCGTTTTGTTGCGTATTTGGGCTGTTCTGTTCCGCTTTCTGGTCGTTCTGTTCCGTTTCTGGCTGATTCTGGTACACAGAATCGCGGGTCTGGATCCCCTTAATCCATTTCGGATCATTCGGGTCGCTAATCCCTTCAACAAATTCTCCGCGAGAGGCAGCCAGCAATTTGTCGGCATCGACAGGATTTTTGGGCGGAATGGTTTTCCGGGCTTCATGGAGTTCTGCCCGCAGTTTCTGATATTTCGCATCAACAGAATTTACCTGTGACTGAGCATCCAGCGGCTGCGTGTCCTGATGATGTTCAGTTGCATCCGGTTCCACTGTTTCAGCCGTTGCCTGTTTATCTGCCATTGCGCAAGATGGTTGCGGTTTTTCTTCACCATCGTGTTTTCCTTCTTCTGTTACACGCTGCGGCATCGGGGCAGAGGAACGACCGCAGGCAATATCCACGATTTCCGGATCAGGGTTGGCATGATCGGTTTCAATCAGCACCTTGTTCAGATATTCAGTGACATGCGCAGGGATAACCTCGATCCCAATTGGTGCTTCTTTTACGGACGCAACCACGATGGCGCGGGAATAATCCAGCCCGCCAGGCATGGTGATGAATTTGTCGCGGAAAACAGAAAAGGGCGGTTTATTTTCAGCGATAATTTCCTCGACACGTTTAGCGTGTGCCGGATGAAGGTTATAAATATCCACATCCATTGAACGGGCCAGAACGCCGGTGGCTACATCTCGTGCGAGTGATGTCTTATCATGTTTGAATCCTTCACCACGATCGGTAATATTTCCGCCGCCAGCGTTAGCACCGGAAGGCGTACGGGTAATTCCTGAAACATAATTTCCGTTCTGCCATTCTTTTGTCAGCAGGCCCTGATCAAGGTAGTCAGTTTTCATCCAGGTGGAAATGAACTTGTCGAATTCAGCCGGGCTGATGCGATGATTTGCAGAGTGGGGGAATGCTTTCCCTACAGATTCAGCCAGGCGACTAAGGTGATAGTTCGTCAGTTTATCCAGTTCATGATGTGCGGCGCGCACAGCAGTAAGCAGGCTCTGAAGGTAACTGTCCTCTGTGTCCATCTCCATACGGATCACGTTATTGCGTTGTTCTGGTGTGGCGTGATGCCGGTATTTTCCATCTTCATCCTTGCTGAAGAAGAAGAGGTGAAGGAAGCGATGAGTAAGGCTCAGAGTGGCGACGGGAATTTCACACTCAGAACAGTCATCGTCGCTGTCCGGGGATTCGCTTTTCTCCACATCATCCGGAATAGTTCCGTCCGGGTCATCGTTGTCATCGCCAGCAGTTGTGGCATCTTCACCGTTGATGTTGTCATTGAAGGATATAGCCATCATGGTGATGCCATCTTCCCCGCCTTTTTCATAGCGGTTGCAGAATTCAGTATCAAACACGCCTTCCGGTGGAAGGTCATTCACGACGGGGAAATTTACGCGAACGGGTTTTTTAAAGTCATCTTCATCGTAGCCAGCATCGTCAATAGCAACAGCACCACGGGATATGGCAATGGATAATTTTTTCGCTTCAGTCCAGTAGAAACCGCCTTTAATACCGAGACGTTTTCTTACTTTGTCATTTTTTGCTTCGTAATACAGTGGGTAAACTTGTTTATCGGTGCTCATTGTTTTTTAACCTCAACTCAGATTAAAATTCGTTTGTTCAGTGAATAATCTTGCCGGATACACACTGTTCATAGCCTGCGCCATACGCAGGCTATTTCTTTCAGATTTCACCTTTTAATTTCATTGCAATCAGAGTTGCCAGAAATTCGGCTTTTTTTTCTGCGGGCAGATTCTTTCCGATATGCACCAGGCACATTTTTTTGACACCTTCATCAAGTGTTTTTACGTTGCCTGATGGACCATCGATATCAACCACAGTGAATGGGGGTTTCTTTATTTTCTGTTTTAATCACGTAGCCAATACGCTTTCCTTCCAGATTAACCTCGTGAACAATGTCATCGGTAGTTACAACAGTGGCTTCATAACTGGTAATCATTTTTTCTCCTTAATTAAGGTTGAGCGAATCCCTGCCATTGCTGGCATAAATTCAGTTTCGAATAGTCAATTAATTAAAGTTCGTGTGCCATCTGGTCTTTTTCGGCACAAGCTTCACTGCAATATTTTCTCGGTTCGTCTTTTGATAAAGTCCCGTGCATGAAGTGAAGCATTCTTTCAATAGCTTTGCTTTCTTCAACGTCTTTTTTGCAAAGGTGGTAAGCACATTTTATTTTCTTAGTCATCACCATGACTCCGCCTTTACAGGTAAACCATCACGACCGAGGAAGACTTTAATCATGCAGTCAGTAATGCATGTTTTTGTAGTCAGGCTACGAATATAAAGTTTTCGCTTTTTAATATTGTTTGCCGAGGCGATATATGTCCGGCCTTCATGAAGAACATAATCGCCAGGAGTCACACACTGACGTGGTATTTCATCAGTTCCGAAGTGATGAGCAATCATAATTATCTCCTTAATAAATTTCTCGTATTAAGAAAATTCCAGAAAACTATTTAATACTCAGCAACTGCTCGACGGTCATATTTTTAATTGCGCTTCGGTTTACAAGAGTCCAGCCCTGTTTCTCCAGATAAAGGCGGAAAGTGTCCAGGGTACAGACGAGAGCGCCATCAGGAACGGTTTCAGTGAATTCGACGTTGCCGAATTTGTCGAAGCGAACAACCAGAGTGCGCCCATCGCCCGGAATGATTTTGTTTGTGGGAGTGGTATTATTCTGGCGTAGCTCTGCTTCCATGCGATCGAACTCAGCGATGTAGGCTTCTTTAAATGCAGCGGCTTTTTTGCCGGTGAAGCCCATCACCAGGAAAACGAAGCCGTTTTTGGTGATTTGGTACATTGGGAGTTTGCGCCCGGTTGAGTCGGTGTATTCACTTGGCTTAAAATTAAGCTCAGTGAATTCTGAGGAACATTCCAGAGCTTCAATTTTTTGAATGACGTTTTTATGCAGCTTGCGGAAAAACTCTGCAACTGCAACAGACGTAGTGACAGCACGACCATTTTCGATGGTTACGTCAGGGTGAGAAAGGGTAGGGATAGTAGCCATGATGGCAGCCTCTAGTGATAAGTTGGTAAACTCACCACCGGAGGTGCAAATCTCATGGGTGGTGAGACGTACAGGGTTTGCACTACCGGTCACTAGAGAATCCGGCCCGCCCGAAAACGGCCCCATACGCCCCACCATAATCTGAATGTGGCTGCGCTTTACGCATAAAAAAACCGCTTTGGCGCGGTTATGCGCTCTAGTGATCATCGGGGTGCAAATCCCGGCACCCGTTTTATGAGGTGCAGGTGCACTATAATTCCACCCGTTCTGGTTTTCAATAGCTACATTCAACAT